TTTTTTTTTTTTTTTTTTTTGCGTAAGTGGCTCTAGCTATTAGGAGTGACGCATAGCTACTCCTAAGTTACTAAATGTAGAACCTAGCTCAATGAAGATGTGACTAAAAAACCGGACCTCCCGGAGAAAATTTCATCACAAATCAATGTACAAGCTAGTTCCGGGACAATTGTCCCCCCACAGCCACCGTGGGTAATCGATTCAAAAAATTTCGGGCTCGACTTAGGGCCTTTTGGTGAGTATTTCGCGAGAAACACCACTCACCAGGTGTGAAATGGTTAAAAATATATGTAAAATGTAAATAAAGATAAATGTAAAATATATATATGTAAATACTATAAAAATTACGGAATCAAAACCGGAAAGGGTTGTCCGTAAAACAATACTGGAGCATTCAAAAACATGCTCAGATTGAAATCCTCAGCAATGCTCACATAATCCTTTATAGTAATGCGGGATTGTGTGTCGTATCGCACATAAGAATGTAGTGTGTGCGATGTGAAAGGACAAACGTTGTTGTCAGGTGTGGTAAAATCTATGTGCCTAGCGGGAAGAAACTTCCTATTAACTGAATAAGGTAGTTCAACTGTAAGTACGTTGTTATCGTCCGTGACTGCCATTGCTGATAAACCCGTATTTTCAAATGAGTTCACCAAGCTTTTAAGTGCCTCCGCCGATCCTGGAGAAGCATTATTGGCAGGTAATGGTGTCGCGCTAAGTGCAAAAGATTGTAATCTCATATTCCTAGAGATAGTGTGTGGTCCAGACCATGTGGGATTCGCGCCCTTTGGGAAAACATACATATGTCGTAGTCCTCCTGTTCTGCAAAGGAACGCGGGGGTTAGAAAATTCAATAATGTCATCTTGCAAGCATTGGCCGGTACTCGCACCGGCGGTGTTGCGCTGTTGTTTGTGAAATCTATACCCGATGGAATCCTTCCCCTGTATCGAGGGAAATCGGAAGTGGTCAAAGTCAAATGGATCCAATCGTTAAAGTTAAGTGTGTGACAATCATGGTAGTTATATCTCTTAAGAACTTGTCGAAAAGACGTAACTGGATCACCATCATAGATTGCTTGAATCTGCCGCGCTGGCTGAGATGGTGAAAATTTGTAACTTTTCATCGCACACATGGGGTCATCCTCACAATCTTTCATTTCCTCCATACCTGACTGTGGGAAGAAAGAAACTTGTTGCAAATGGTGATTATCGGGACCGACGACTTCAAAATCGTCGTCAGCCGAGACATATACGAGCACCCGAATATCGTTGTTTACTACATTATTGGGCGATGTCAAACGGTTAAGTACTGCGACTTCTATCACCCCATTTGCTCTATCATCTACACCAAAACGCGGACCAGCGTTATTAAACGGTAATAGGTTGGCTCCACCAATTAAATTGGGAGCCACACAATAGGGTTGCGGTTGAGCCCACCCCACGGATAGTTCAAAATCGTGGGTATCTTCAATATCAACTACCAAAGTCTCATTGGTGTTAAACTCGTTACTTGTGAAGGCACGTGGATCAAATCTCAATACCAATCTACCACGATGGTACGGACTCGCAACGATAAAAAATCTAAACTTGATTGTTCCTCGCCACCTTGAAAAGGGCATGGCTGCGAAACACATTGGTGTTGGTATGAGTCCTTGCTGCACAACTGGAGCATCAGAGCCACTATATCCCGATAAAGTGTATAACCAGGGAGTGACCCGACATGTGAAAAGCAAGGATTCAGTTGAATTGGATGGAGACCACCCGAATTGCGTGAGATACGATGGTCGTTTGGCTATTGAAGTAATTGTCATCTCATCTTCTCCAGCTAATCCCAACACTCTGGTGTCAACCGTATTTTCCTGTTTTACGTCAAGTGATAGCTTGATTGCAGTATCGTGTAAATTTGTGTTTGCGATGTTGGGGTAGTGATTGGGTATCATTTTCATAGGCTGTTCGATTGTCGTCGGTCGACTGAATCCGAACATCCTAGCAATAGCCCCCACATCTCCGGCCAATGTTTGAGTTGCCATTGCCCATGGTCCTATGACTGGTGCTTTGGTCAACATCCCAGCCATCTTGGCTAATATAAGAGCCTTTCCTGAAACCACACCGGTGTTCTCACTACCGGATTGTGGTACCAAGTTAGCAGGAGATGCTGAAGTGGACCCAATGAGCGATACATCTGTTGCCCACAGGAAAGTGTGTATTTCTACTGTATCTGTATTCCCATTGGCATGTTTCAAGGATGTAAATGATTTCAATCCTATTGTGCCCAAATTGATCCATTCGGCGGTTGGTATAACGACTGAATCAGTATGGTATATGTAAGGCATGGTTATAGTTCCACCATGCGATCCGCATGCATCCAGTAGTATATTAGGTCTCTGGGAATACGATACCAAATTTTGTTCTCTGTCCACAGGAAAGTGTGTTATCGAAAAACGATCCGAACTAGCAAGGGGTGTGTAATACACCAGTAGCTTGCCATAATTAAAGTTTGATCCGTTAATCACAAATTTCATGTGTAGTGTCGCTCGCAAGGAATAATAATTGCATATCCTATTGACGACTCGTTTGTTGGAGAAAAAGAAATTCCATGGATTAAATGTTATGTTAAGTCCCGCATTGGTAGGCCAAATGTAAGTGGGCCCTCTAATGGGTCTAGCTAAAAAATCCTGGACTGATAAAGTCTCTTGTGTTGTTAATGAGAGCGTGTCACCTGGTTCTGATGGAATTGTTGTATGCCATGTATCAACGGCATCCGCGAATTCTACGTTCTCTGTTCGTAAATTTGTATCTTGAAAAGTATCTTGTGTTGTTTCCAGTAATTAATCTCAACATCATGCGTGTACTGATTGCATGACATCGTTTTTTTCCACAAATACTAGAGGAATGCCTAAACACCATGCGTGGTTCAAGGTGAGTGGTAATCTGTTCCAATAGTAACACTTTTTGCGTAGCGCCCGCAGTGCCGGCGGGCGGAGGGATGAGCTTTATAGTAGCTCCCAAACGTATGCGGTACTGGATTAGACGCACAATCCAGTAAGTGCGTAAAGCGGACGGAACCACCCGTCTAGAGTTGACGACCTTCAGAAGGTCGGTTGTGAGTGATTTTCCACTCATCAACTCTCATTTCATAGTCAACTTCAAGTGTACGGACCATGTGGTTTAAATCAGCTTTTTCTGCAACCTCTTTCATCTGTGCCCGGCGTTTTTCAAAGAGATCTCTACCATGGTAAAACCATGAACTGAGAGCTCCATCGATGTTCTGTCCGGCGATATTTTGAGGGCTAGCGTCTTTGCTGTTCATCTGGCAATGCAATGATTTGAAAATCGAATCTTCATCCAACACCCCCACATATTGATTGAGCTCCTTGTTGAAATACGATTTCCTTTTCAGGAAGTCGACACTATCAATGGTCATGTAGGGTGTTGGAATTGCTGTTTTATCTGGCATTGTCAAAATAATGTTTGCTTCCGCTAGCACAGCAGCCATCGACACGTGATTGAATTCGGGGTGGTCGGACGAAACTGAACCGCAAAAATCATCACCATAAGTGATTAAATTCACAATTTTGTTAAAGTCTTTCACAGCCGCATTCGAGGCGCGCGTGGATACTAAATAAAGTGCTATTCTGCAAAGCAAACTGTTAACCATACTATTGATAAACACCGTAGCGGAATTCCCTGAAGGGTTTCCACTTAATGCCTGAAATAAGTCTCCGTTATATGCCACATAAGCATAGGCAATTTCGGAGGCAAGTCCTTCCATAACAGTAATGTCGTCAGCAGTGTAATGCGGGCTCAATTTTGCCAAATCGATGAGAATTCGAAAACTTGCTAATACCAATTGTGCAGGCATTCGCAAGTCATACTTGGAGTAATCACCGGCAAGAATCTGATCATCACCAAATTTTGTGATATAGTGATGAAGTTGATCCCATTCCGGACTTTCCGAATTTATCCCAACTGCGCATTCGCTCACAAGCGGAAATACGGAGAAGAGTCTCAAAATCGGAAGGTAATACATCCGCACTCCCAATGCAAGTGCTATCGGGGATGCTTGGAAAATCCTGACCTTATCTTTGTCCAGTTTAATAGCCTCGTCCTTGAAACATGCTTTAAAGATTTGCGTGGTTCTTTCACCTTTGCGGTAAGCAATTCGCAATCGCTCCAGTTCGTCCCAGAATCGTGGTTCGATATCCTTGGGGCTATGGTGTTTTGCAGATTCGGCTTCAATCATGACATTGGATTTTGGTCCCGTGAGGGGGAAACCAATGGCTGTCTTGGATTTCATTGCATCGATGTACTTGACTCCGTCCTGGCCGCTAATTGTATCAATTTGGGATAATGGCTTGGCCTCCTTGACATACTTTTTGAATAATACATTAGAGGTTAAGCGAGTCCAATACGAATTGACAGCATACATCACCGCTGCGGCATCAAAACCGATGCTGGCATGGGATGACACCTGTAAGGCGGCCGTCCATTTAAATCCCTTGTTAAACTTGGGTGGACCCCATTTTTGCGGTATTCCACACACTTCAGCAATATGCTCAGATAGAGGAGAGGTACGGACTTCGGTTCGCGGTGAAGATGCTCCAATGACGGTTCCCAACGGACGAAAATGTGGCCCTGTTTCGTTATCTTTGGTCAAGAAACGGAACGAACTGCGATCGTGTATATTGGTCCCGGTGAAAAATTGGACATCAAATTGTTCAGTATCGAATTTTGTCAAGCTCTTGGAAAGAAGTACCCCAGTATATTCACTGAGAGTTTTCCAAGCTAACCGATATTGCGATTGAGTTAAGATGCCGAGTCCACCGCGAGTTGTGTCGGTCGCTCCAGCGAGATGGAAACCGAGAATCTGTGGTTTCGCATTGTCGCTAATGGCTGTTGCCATACACAGACCTTTAAATGTTTCAATAGGTAATGTGTAGGTTGCGCCATTATATGCTCCGGTTCCATGGGCCTCAACTAATGCAGGACTTACCATAGAGATCTTGTACTCACTAGGTTCACCATTAGCGTCGCGATAGTACATGCGAGCTGGTGTCTTGGGAATGCCATCCACTGGCAAATACCCAGATAAATCTAACCAATCCCCTGCATTCGGTATGTAAACAAGGGAAAGATCCGTCTGAGGGATTTGCACCGAATGAGCGTGTGAAAGATTGCTCATCCACTGGCTTCCAAGATTGTGCTTAGTGCGCCTGGTGAATTTGGCTTTAACCGAAGTCATCTTAGCTTCCATTATTGGTTTCCACATATGATTGGGTATCAAGACAACATTCGACCCAGGGAAGAATGCGTCACAGAAATGACGATTTGTGCCAATAACAAATTCCATATGTACAAGATTCGCTTTGACATTCTCCCGCAAGTGCTCAAAAGTTGTATTGGAGCTTTTCGCGGGTGCTTCATAAATCGGTATTTCTATAGGAACCCACTTATTTTCTTCTCGGTCTCTCGCCTCTACTTCCTCAACGGTGGTGGGGGCAATATTTCCTTGACTCTTCAATGCACGCAATGATCGCAAACTAGTGACGGCAATGTATAAAATTCCAATTGCCATACTGGCCCCAATAAGAGAGGCAGCATAGTTGTCGCGTATAGTCGCAAGTAATTTCGGTGCATGATTGTGGTCTTCAAGAATTTTTTCTCTAATCCGGTTTTTTGATGCTTCGACCAATAGTCTATGATCAACTGATCGGCCGGCTATATGACTAGCTATCCAAATTCCAGTTGCCCATATTGTCCATGGACGTAATAAGAAAGGGAAGTAATACATAGTCAATCCCAATCCTATAACGGGGGCTATACAGTCATAAGACCATTTTCCGAGCTCATTGTAAAAATCCTTGTCCTTGCGTTTCGAGTGTTTTGCAATCTTATCCAAATATTTGGGATTGTCTAGCACTGATGCGGGAACCCAATTGGTCCAATTGATCCAGGGAGAATGTTCCATCTCTTTAAGATTGGTTAACAATATATCTGTCGAAATGTTCTCGATTAGATGTACTGTACTCTTAACGGATCTCTTTCCAAGACCGAATCTATCCATAACACCCTTTTCAAACCAGCCGCCAAATAGATAGCGTCTAACTTTTCTCAGAAAGTGCCGTCCCATATTCCATGGGATATATCCTGATGAATAGATGTATTTCGCATGATCAAAAACCGTTGCCATGAAAGTTCGTTGAAATATCGGGAGAAAACCCGATTGAACTTCCATAACAGGATCTGGATGAGTGTCCACAATATTAAAGCGATTTCGCTCCTTTTCCAAATACTCGCAAAATCTACAAGTCAACTCATCTTCGGCATTTTCAACTGGCATTCCACAGGCTTTGCATAAGCACATCCTTTCAGCAATATCTTTACTAGCTGAAACAACTCTGTCTTGATTCTCAAAGTGTTTCTTGCTGGCACGTTTTAGATAAGCTAAGAGCTGATAAAGTCCAACGTTTACCATTTCGACACCATCAAATTGTGTAGTTTTCCACCCTATACCATTATCCAGACCGTTAGAGGTGAGATTTTGATATGAGGTTTCAACAGTGAAATTCCATATGTCGGGAATCATTGGAACACCATCAGGGTAGCCTTGGCGCACTTTTTCCGAATCAATCATGCCATCAGTGGCAAATTGATCCCTCACTGTCACTGTAATTGTAACGTTTTCACGTCTAGTGATTGAAAGAGGGTTGTTCGAATATACGCTTGCGCCTCCATCTTTAACGTTCTTCGTGATAACAAATACTTTGGGCTTAATATCAACTTTTCCTTTTTGTGCTAAATCGGCCATATTAGCCTTGTTCTTCACATTATTATTAATCGCCAGTACAAGTTCTGTCGGCGGTGTTTGAACAAAATTAGCTTGGGTATTACCCATATCATCGAGGATAATAGCGTTGATGTACGATTTCATCCCGGACATGAAATTTTCCTTTTCATTGACCACGAGGGTCATGTTGTCCGTAGATTCAAAGCCATTGGATTTGAGAATAAAAGCGATCAAAATGGGGCATAACGTGGATTTACCAACTGCGGATGTGCCGAATAGCCCAATTGTATAGGGTGCCACTCGGGATCCCCCACCTGAGGTGGTGGTTTGGAATTCGGTCTGCCATGCCAATAATTTCTCCAGTTGACGTGTAAGAATGCCGGCCATTGTGCGATCGCTGTTCCGTTTCTTCAAATTTTCAGCAGTTTCGATAGTGGTCTGGAGTAGTTTATCATATGAATTGTCGTCCATAGAGAGAATGCTCAGGTTACCATTTGCGTGAAGATTGGAACATTGAAGACAAGCCTGATAATCCTTGGTGAATTTTGTGAATTCTGGGTCTCCATCAATTAAGGGCTTCAAACTCCCTGTTTTAAAACACATATACCCACCTTCAATGAAGTGAACAGATAAATCAATAGCTACATCAACCAATTGGTACATGGTTGGTTTCTCTTTCAATTTAGGAAGGGTAAATAGTTCCAAGCCACCAACTGTTGGTACAATATCAGCGACTTGACACAGGCCAAGTGAAACACATAAAGACAAGACTCCAAGGACGCGATCAACATTCTTACATGATGCAGCGATAGTCCAGTTGCGTGCGAATCCTTTCAGATCTTCCAACCACTCGGGGCACTCCTCAATGGGAGTTTCCGTCCCAGATTGAGTTTCATATCGAATGGTGAGTATCTTATGGATACGCGAGGATATCATTGCAGCTATAGATCCATTGTACATGGTCTTGGCATACATGAAGATGACTGATGCAGCTCCAATGGACGATTTAACATCACTGAGAGCTAACATACATGCCACAGAATTCTCTACAACACTTGTCATACTGGTTGTAAAACCAGCTTGAGAAGCGAAACGTGTAGCGAAACTGTTGACAAAACCTCGTACGCCAATTTGTGGTTCTAATCGATCTTTGCGACGATCTGAACGATTCTTTTTGCGCTGCGGTTCTGTAATTGCATCGTTTGTTTTCTTTTTGTTTTCTTTTGTTTTTTTCTTTTTTTTGTTTGCCCACCGGGTAGTGGTTTCAGAGCAAAGACTACAGTCTTTCTTTCCGAGACGCTTGTAGATTCTGCGTTCCTCCTTCACCTTGTTAACACCCTCAAAATATCTATTAGATAAATACTTGGAAAGGTAAAAGGACTTTGACGAAGTCTGGATTGCAAAATCACCGGCGTAGTCGCCTGAATGGGCAAATCTTGTTTGTCTTCCCACCTTATTGTTGGTCCAAATAGGCAGGGCATCTTCTCGAATAAGCGTTTTTTTCCAACGCTTTGTTTTTTTCAAGAAGGAGGGGGGGGGTGCACTCACTCGGTTCGGAGGGGCGGGGCGGGCTCTCCATAGAGCCCTCTGTCCGTCTGCGGATTTCGTAGATTCAAGGTTGGCAACGTTAGGCTTAGAATCACTCATACTATATGTTAGAATGTTTCAAGCCCACGTTACACAACCCCAAACCCACGAAACCGGAAGTGCTGTTATCCGATTTCATGAGAGAAGGGACCTCCAAAAAGCTTATACCACATAATTACGTGGCTTTCGCATATGTCCTCGAGCATTGCACCGAACAGCGTTTCGGGATGCTCTCAATATCAAATCTTACGTTGGTTTTGCCCTAGTTTATAGCTAAAAATAATACAATAACTATTCCCGGTACATGTGGTAATGAGCCACAACCATTGTCGATTCGTAGATGGTAAGGATTTTTTGTGTGCCTGCATAATACAGGCGTGGGTTTGCTCAGTTGGGTGCATCTTGTAAAAAGATGTCAGGTTTTTTAATCTACACGGGCCTGAAGTGGAACTGCGCTTTGTCCTAAGTTCCGTGTAATGTTGAATACAACTTTGTCTTTTGTACTACTTATTTGTAGCTTCTGTGCACGTCTCCATTAAAGGAAAACGTCATCTTGGTATATTGCTTAATTAACAGAGCGAATACGAGGATATAATCCTGCATTGCAAATAAATTTCAAATCAATATAGATTTCCAAGGGACTTTACATGGTTAAAAGTCTGCGTATCAGCAGTATTGTTAAAAGAACATTGGGGGGGGGGGTTCCTAGTGTGTCACAGAAAATCTGCCTGGTAACTAGGAAGTGTAGTGCCAGGATTTTACTCCGTGTGGTTCACGGTCTTTAGAAAGATCATGTTAATAAAGGAATAAAAGACAACTATGTTTTATCGTGTTCTCACCAGAACACACAGTTGTGGGCCCTCCCTGGCGGGGGGGGGCCGAATAAATAGAAGAACGTGAGTCGTGTTGTCAACTCACATCTAAGTATCCGTCATACTAAACACATACAATTCACAATAACGAATTGTAGAGCAGAAAGCGGTGGTGACCGCGGTTATCATAACAAGTCATACGTCTCACTCGATTAGAGAGCGCACATAATAAAAATGTGTGCACTCTAATGGAGTGGATAAGACATGTTAAGTGTACTAATAAAAGCACCAATTAACCAAACACCCTTACG